GGTGCAATCATCAAAAGAGAATGGTGGCAGCCATGGGAAGAAGATTGGATACCTGCACTGAAGCATGTCATACAATCTTACGATACAGCGTTTGGTAAGAAACAAACAGCTGACTATTCTGCGATCACCACATGGGGTGTGTTTTATTTAAATGATGATAGCCCTGCGAGTTTAATATTATTAGATGCGAAAAAAGGCAGATATGATTTTCCAGAGTTAAAACAGATAGCTTTTGAACAATGGAAGTATTGGGATCCCGATACGGTAATCATTGAATCAAAGGCCTCAGGTCAACCTTTGACTGATGAGCTGAGAAAGATGGGAATACCCGTAGTCAACTTCTCTCCGTCAAAAGGTAATGATAAGCATACACGCGTTAATTCGGTTGCACCTTTATTTGAATCTGGTATGATATGGGCTCCGAACCAGGAATTTGCTGAAGAAGTGATCGAGGAATGTGCGGCTTTTCCATTTGGTGAGCATGACGATTTGGTTGACTCGACAACTCAAGCCATCATGCGTTTCAGACAGGGTGGTTTCATATTACATCCTGACGATGAAAAAGAGGAAAAGATAATGAAAACTAAAAGGAATTATTATTAATGGCAGTGCAAGGTCCCTTCATATTATTAGAGTTAATGCAAAAAGCGTTTGGTAAAAATTTTGTAAACCAGATCGTTGGCACGAAAGCAAACGTAATCAAACCACAAAAGTTTGATGTAAACGCACCAACAAAAGCCAAGTTTAGCCTAGAAGCTTTTGAAAATGATAGAACATTTGACATCATAGAATCACAATTAATGGAGTACGCTCCGTTTCAGTTAAGCAACAGAAACTCACAAGAAGTTGCAAACTACCAAGCAAACTTAGAAAATTATCTAAAAGCTAGAAACAAAAGAGCTGGTGAATCTACAGAGTTTGTGCAAGCTAAAGAAGAAACACCAGGAGAGGTCATAGATTTAAAAACTAAAACTAAAGTTGATGAAGAAGGCATAGCATCGTTAAAAGAAAGACTTGGTTTACCTGAAGGCGTTGATCCACAAAGTGAACAAGGTAAATTTATACAAAAATTACAAAGAACAGAAACAGGTAGCCCTGAGGCAGAAAGTATAGCACTACAAGCGATGGAAAACTTTTTTGGTTTCGGTCGTGGTGCAAGAGGTCCAGATCTTGTGACAGAGGGTAAACGTAGAGCGGTTGTTAGAAGAGTTTTGTTAGCTGATGATAGAATTAATTTACCAGAAGATATTAAGCAAAGTTTATCAAACTATGATGACTTAAGGGCTGGTGGCAAAGAAGAAATGGATCCTTTAAGAATTTATGATCAATATTATGAAAGAAACGATACTAAGTTTGAAGCTCTTGATAATATTATAGAGGGAGCAGGAAACGAAATGGAAGCAGCAAAAGAGTTTATGGATGAATTTGATGGTTTTGATTTAATCAAAAGAGATGATAAAGCAGACGGTGGATTATCGTATTTGATGGGGGTTTAACATGGCCTCTGAACTTCTTAAAAGACAAGCACTAATTAATAAACTTAAAGAACCTGAAACTGCAAACATTAATTTTGATTTAGCAGACTCAGCACTTGATTATAGCATTGAGTCAATCGAAGAAGATATTTTACCAGAAGCAAAGCCAGTAGAATTATTTGACGAAAGAGAAAGAATAAGAAAACAAAGACTATCAGACACTCTTACAAAAATTGGTGGTGGGTTGATGGATGAGTCTGTAGATTTTATTAGGAGAGAAGAATTTAGAACAGGTACAAATCAATTTGGAGAATCTTTGAGAAAGAATCCAGAAATTGTAGCAAAAATTAAAAAAATGTTTCTTGAAGAAAAAATTCCAGCTAAAGAAATTATGAAAAGATTATCTATATCTAAACCCACACTTTATAGAATTTTAAAAGATGAAAAAATACCTACTCCTGAAACAACACAAAGAAATGAAAGATTTTCAAAATTAAAAGAATTAGTGGAGGAAGCAAACAATGGTGAAAAATTTGTAACGATGCAAGATTTAGCAAAGAAGGCGGGAATTAAATCAAGAGATACGTTTTATTATCAAAACCTTAAAAAATTTAATATTCCTAAATTAGAGAATCAAAGAGACAAAACAAAAAAAGTTTTTAATTCTATTGTTAATGACCCAGACACACCAATAAAAGAACTTCAAGATTTTTCAAAAGCCATTGCTGACCGAACAGGTTTAGATAGAGCTGGTACTAATTTCTTTCTAAACAACCTTCCTGAATATAAAGCTTTTAAACCTATTTTAAATAAAATTGCATCAGCAGGATTTCAAAAAAAAGCACAAGGCATGACCTTAGGTGAAGTAGGAAAAATAACAGGGCAAGTGAAAGAAAGAGTTCCCGCTATGACGTTCACCTCTCCAGAAAAATTTATTATTCAATCTGCTAAAAGACACGTTGAAAAAGGCGGAGATAAAATTAAGTTTGTTAAAAAACCAGGTGACTTAGATGCAAAAGGTAATCGTATTACAGATTTTGATTCAGAGTTTATTTATAAAAATAAAAAATATAATTATAAACAACTTTTAAAAGAAGGTAAAAAGATACCTGCGTTCAAAGAGGTATACAAGTCATTTGATGATTTAAATAAATTATTATCTAAAAAAACAATACATCCTGTTACCAAAGAAGAAACCACACTTAAAAACGTAATGGAAGATGCTTATGGAAAAGGAGCGGGATATGGAAAAGGAAGATCCTCTTATGAGATTGATCATTTTAAAGGTGTAGAAACAGAACCTTTTTCTGATTTAAGAGTATTACCAAGAAGAATCAATGCGGCGGCAGGACTTATAAAAGAAATAGAAGGACAAGCAAAATTAGGTTTGTTAAAAACAGAAGACTATACTCCTGAAAAGGCGAAGAGTTATATTAAAAAAATAGGTTATGATTTTACAAAAGATATAGACACTTTAGCAAAAGATGAATTAAAATTAGCTGAAGACATTTTGGTAAGAAATAGAAAATTAGACACACCTATTCAAATTGCAAAAAAAGCAGTGCTTGGAAAAACAGAAATTCCTGCTGCAAAAAAACTATCAGCTTTTCAAGAACTCTCATCAAGAGTTGGTTCAGGTGTTGACCCTGAACTTTTAGTTAAAGCTGGTTTTGAAGAATTTATAAAACCTGGAGCTAAAATAGCAGCAAGAGGAGCTGCTGGTGCTGCAGATCTCGCTCTCTCTGTTGGTAAAGGAGGAACTGGTCTTGCATTAGGTGCTTTATTAGAAGCTGATCCAATCATTACTGGAATGTCAGAGGGAAAAACCTTTGGTCAAGCGGCTAGAGATACATTTATAGGAAGAGGAATTGATGCGTTACCTGGTGTTAATTTAGGAAGTCTTAACGAGGATCTTTTAAAGTTAGCTAAGACAGATGATGAAAGAGCTAGGGTTCAAGCTCGAATTGATTTTCAAAAAGAACGTAATCAACTTTTAAAAGAAGTACAACAGTTTAGTGGACTGGATAAGTTAGATGATATTTCTTTAAATGAAGCAGGTTTTACTAGAACTGATTTAGCTAAAAAAGCAATTGAGGTTGGTGAAAGATTTAAAGATTTAGAAACAAAAGCACCAAACGTTTTTGATTTAGAAACTGAAAATCTTATAAAGCGTCTTGCAAGAGAAGAAGCAGAAAAAAGATTAGAAAATTTAAAAGGTATCCAGGGATTAATTTTTGGAAATCGTATGGCGAAGGATCCAGATTTTATTGAAGATAAAACAGCGCAAATTTTAGCTGCATCTACAGAAACTCCAGGAGCGACGGACAGTTACACAGATCAAATAACACCATCTTTTGATATATCTGAGCCAGAGCTTGATGACATATATGAGCAAGGTGCAGTGGGAGCAGCCAAAGGTGGAATTATGGCAACTAGACTTGGATTTGCATCAGGCACAGGACCTTTTCCTTTAAAACTAATGTTTATGATTAAAGATAGATTAAATAATCTTAAGCAGTCAACGTTTAGTAATTACAACGATGTTAGAATGTTTGGCGAACAAAAAGGTATAGAGAACATACTAACGCCTTATAAAAACGTGCCAGATAAAAATAAATTAATTACAGCGCTAGAGGATATAGAGGAGCTTAAAAAACTTATGCCAGAAGAATATCAATCAATTTTAAATGATATTGCAAACGATACTAAACAATTTAACTTTAAAACAGCTAATGATAGAACAAAAGCTTTGGTTGAAACACTACCATCTGATATAGATTTTAAAAAGCTGTCTGATGATTTATTCCCTATGCCTAACCCAGAGGATCCAAGCATGATCCCCAGATCGGAAGAGC